GCCCTCATCGATGCCTTTCAGCTTTGTCACGGCGCTGGGCGGCATTAGGCCCGCGGCCGTTTCCGTGGCCTCGGGAATCGTAACGGACTCACTAGTGGGTGTAACGTAAAGTACATCCTCATCCAGCGTACCGGCCTCTTTCATTGCCTCGTACTCATCCTGAGATACCGCAACAACCAACTTTTTTTCAGGGGTAAAATATAATTGATTGGGGTCGATCTGGTTATTCTTTTTCGCATCTGCATACTGCTCCGCGGTAAGAATATTCATTGTGAATTCGCTAATCGTTTCTGTAGTCTTTGCCAAAATCTCACCCCTTTACGTAGTTGGTATCAGTGCTAAACGAATTTGCAATATCACTCTGTTCTACCCAAATACTGTTTACTTTTTTGTAGACCTTTTCTATAAAAGCAACTTTGACCCAGCTGTCATTTACCTTAGTGCTCAAAACAGGGCCAGAAGATCCGCCACCAGTGTAATCTACAGTCAGATCAGCGCCGTAAAAACGCAAAGTATGGTTGTTGTTTGCGGATAGCGAGCCGCGTGTACAGGTAATCAGTAAGATAAGATCGTCCAGGCTCTCACGATCCCACCAGCCGGTATCGTTAAAAGTCTGAGCCACTGGGGATGTTCCCAACTCAATTTCGCCGCTCAACCCGGCCGTGCCGTAATACAACTGCGCAACACCGCTCAAAATATACGGTGACGCATTCGAGATTCTGGCCTTTATCTTACAAGAGATAGAATTGATTTTGGCATCTGTCGGAATCTTTGACACATCAAATTTGACTGCCAGCTTAGAAACCGCACCACCACCTTTGTTCAGGTTTAGCACCGCAAAGGTGTCACTGCTTGAACTGGTAAGGCCATTTGAAAGCGGATAAGACGCATCTACCGAAATATACGATGAGCGTTGACCATCATATCCTGCAGGAACCAATGTTACACTTGCCATACATTAGCCCCCAGTCTGCAAATACAAATCGCCATTGCTGCCGATCGAAGAACTGGGCTCGGAACTACCGGTGTAGTATTTCTGGATGACAACGGTCCCCGCCACCCCAAAGATGGACTTGCCTGCCAGAATATTGCCGCCAACGAGGTTGGTATCGCCTTTAATGGTTTGCGCCCCGGACAAATACTGCCCAGCTGCAATGACCTGGTCGGTGCTTTTCGGGGTATAGGTCGCCGCCGCCTTTTTGGTGACACCGCTGCCAATGTACCCCGCGGGCACGGCATCCACCGTGACCTGGCTCATGCCATCGTAGCCGGTGTCGGGGGTCACGGTTTGCTGGCGCTCGGTCGGCGTGACCGTCTTTTCCTGCAGCTTGGCAGCGCCAGCCCCCGCAAAAATGCTGACTTTCTTGTCGCCTAAGTAAACGGGCATATTCTCACCACCTGCAAATTTTAATTGTCGTCTGCGCTTCTGGCGTGGCCCAGCTGCCATCGCCTTGCAAGAACTTCTTTTCGTCCCCGGCAGCGGGTGGCGGAACCAGGCCGGATGTGCCCGCGGCCTCGGCGCTGGCCCCGGTGAACACATCCGGGGGCGTATATTCGCCCTCGATCTGTTCCCCGGCCGCATTGTGGGCGCTCCGCCCGGCCAGCAGGGTGCCCTTGGTCACGGTGTCCCCGGTCAGATCCAGCAGGGTCTCACTGCCCAGCACCACCTTGTTTACCGCCATGGTTAGCCTCCCACCGTCAGGGTCTGGCCGCCGGCGGCGTTGTCCACGTAGTTGGTCGGGATGGCCGCCACCGTGACTTGCGACAGGCAGTTGTAGTCGCTGTCCGGCAGCACGGTCTGCTGCTCAAAGGTCGGGGTCACGCTCTTAGCCTGGGGCTTCATGCCCTCGGAGGAGGACATGGAACCCTCCACGCCCAGGATGGTGACACCCTCGCGGATGTTGGCAGGCACCAGCTTGGCCTGCTCGGTCTCATCGATGGCGGCGCTGCCGCTGCCATCGTGGAAGCCCATGGGGATGGTGTACTTGCCGTCCTTTTGGGCGATTTTCCCGGCTACGGCCCCGTTGTTGGGCATCGTGCCGGTCAGCTTGGCACCGCGGGCGTAGGCGGTCTTGCCCTCCAGCATCTCGGCCACAGCAACCGTAGCGTCCGTGGAATCCACGTCCTTAGTGCTGGTGCCGGTGATGGGTGCGCCGGTCTTATCGTGGGCGGTAATGCCCTTGGCCAGCTTGTCCGGGGTCACGCTGTCGGCGGTTAGGTCGAGTTTGACCTCCTTGCCGATGATGACTTTGTTTACATATTGGTTAGCCATTGAAATACTCATCTCCCATAATCAGGGTCACGCCGCCGCAATCGTTGGAGACCTCGTACCGGGGAATCTTTCGCACGGTCACATCGTCCGGCATCAGCTTGTCTTTGGTTTCCAGGCGGGTCTCCTCGTAGGTGCGCGGGGTCACGGTGGTCTCGCCCTTGTACTGCGGCGCGGTGGATAAAATGGTGGTCTGCCCCAGGTCGGCGGCCAGATCGACATCGGTGCCAAACTCCACCACAAAGGCGGAGGGTGCGGCAAACTGTACGTCTAACGTCATGTAAGCACACCATCTTTCAGAATCTGGCTGACCGGCACACGGAACACTTGCGAGGCCATGCGGGCAGATCCAACGCCAACGCGCAGCTGAATTTGCAGTTCCGTGTCCCCGCGAAGCTGCAGCGTTTCCTCCTCGGTCAATGTGCAGGAAAGTACATTACCGGACATCGTCACGTCCGGCAGGCCGCGCTCAAACAGCAGCTCGCCGCCCTGTTTGAACGCAACGGACAGCTTGGAGATGGTCTCGCACTCGATGGGCAGCGTAAAGGTAAAGGTCGGGGTCGTACCGCGATACATATCACACCACCTCGAACCACTCGGTATCGGTCAGCGCCGGGGCCGCGCCGTCCTGCAGGGCCATGTACAGTTTGTCGCCGTCGGTGTAGTAGTAGCCGGTACAGACGGTCATGCCGTCCACCCAGTACAGCGGGCGGTCGTGGGTGCCGTAGGCGTTGGGGTCCTCTTTCAATTCCCAGGCAAAGCCCGCCGTGCCGCTGTAGGTCGGCACCCATTTATAGCCCAGTTTCGGGGCCATGGTAGGCTTGGCCTCGGTGGGGATCTCGGCCAGCATTAGGGAGAGTTTGGTGGCATCGTCCAGCACAATGGTGCTCGCCTCGATCTCCGCCTGCTGCCGCTCGGCCAGTTCGGCCACGGTGTAGCGGTGGTACAGCTGGCAGTCCTCGTACTTGTCGTAGCCGGAGATGATGTGTTCAAGGCCTTTGGGGTCGTCCTCGGTGACAGTGCCCTGCATCACTTCCCGGCTCTCCGGCACATGCTCGGCAACCCGCCGGGCGGTGTAGAGATAACCGGCGGACAGGTCGGGAGAGGTCAGTTCCTCGTTGGTGATTTCGTCGTAGATTTTCATGGGGTTACCTCCACTATGTAAGGCTTAAAACGTAGCTGGCTGCAATATTGCCGCCGGTTTTCCAACTCCACTCGAGTTTCAGCACATCTCCAGCGTTCAACTCAAAGGTGTAATCGGTATCATGGAAACTGTCGGTGCCATCGCGGTACAGCTGGGTACCGTTCACATACATGTAAAAGCCGCGCCAGTTGCTGCCCGTAAAGTAGTTATAGGTGCATACGACCGTGCATTTCTTTTTGGCGGTGTAAGTGTATCCGCGCTGTCCGATGCCGCCAGTTTCAGTGTAGAACGGTTCGATAGTAAACGGGTCATCAAATTTGCCGTAATACTTTGCCATGAACTTGTTTGTGGCAAAATTTATATACGCCAGGGGAGTTTTCCCGCCGCCGGGTACCCTGGGTGACATTCCCATAAAATCACTCGCTTTCGTTGCTAAAAAAGTACGATTTGATTGATACCGATAAATTCTTGCCATACAGCAAAGTCTAAGCGCCAGTATTTGTGCGCACCAACAGCGGATTTTGCACAACCCTTTACAGATTTCAGGTGTTCGCTAATTGCTTTTTCATCACCGGCATTCCCCGGAATCATAACGATATGGCTGGGTGTGTATACAAAATTACTTCCGTCATCGGAATAGGAAAGCCCTATGCAGCCGCCAATGCTGACGCCTGCTTTGTTGTAATTTGGGCCAACAACAATCGCACCAGTAACTTCTGTGGCTGATGGAAACTGGATTTGGAAATATCCGCTTTTTCCAGAAGCAAAAACATACTGCGTTCCGCCGTTTGTTTCGGCCCAGTTTTTGATTTTGCAGTTTCCATCAAATGCATAGTAAGGCTCTCCATCGAGCTTGTTTGATGCAGATACGATATACCCATTCTGGCTGTTGGCCGTCATGACAGGAATAAGGCTTTTAAAATGGCTGCCTCCGCCACCCGGAATCCTCGGTGCTACTCCCATCAGCAGCCACCCCGCGCAGCACATGCCGCAGATTTCTTACGGGGGGGGGTAAAACTACATACGAACGAATGTTTCATGCTAAACCTCCATCAGGTTGTGATCTGCCACCGCGCGTTGATCTCTGCGGTAGGCTTTTCCTGTACATATACGGTCACGGTGCCATAGCCGGTCACAGATAAGCCATCATCGTTGATGGCATCTTGTACCTCACCCAGAATCTCATCCGTAGCGATAATGCCCGTCTTGATAAACTGGATTCCGCTTGTAAAGGTACTGTCGGCGGTTACTGTTGGTGCACCGCTATTGTCCGGCACCAGCGTGGCCGTCTGCTTATAGGGAAAGCCACTGTAAGGTTCGTAGCCGGTGCAGGCCGTCCACCCATTCAGCGTCAGCTTGGCGGTGTACATGGCAGCCGTACCATCGATCGCCTTGAAAATATCGGTCTGCCGCCCCTGCGGGTCATAGGTCGCTCGCATCATGGCCGAGGTTCCGGCGTTCAGCTGGTTCAGTTCGGCTTCGATTTTCTGCAAAAACGCTTCAAAGGCAGCTTCCATCACGCTGGTGTCTACCGCGTCGATGGTATCCCGCATCAGGCCGCAGACGCTGCCATCCAGCCGCAGGTCTACCACGTTGTCGGCGCTGATCTTAGTAGCGCCGGTGGGCCGGGTCACCCGGTACAGGAAGATCTCGTCATAGTCGTCACTGCGCCGCAGGCTGGGCAGCGTGGGGCTGGCCGAGGCCGTACCCTTGCGCACTTCCAGACCTGCGGTGTTGGCGTTTTTGTCGTACACCAGGGCAATGGCATCCCAACGGGGATTCACGCCGTCGGCATCCGCAAAGGTCAGGGTCACATCGCCCTGGCTGGACGGGAACGCCGCCCACTGATCGCTCACGTGGATGCAGCCCACGCCCTTGCCCACAGTGACCGTATTGTTGCCGTTGGTTTTGGCGGCAAAGCTGTCGGCGTTCAGCACGCCGCGGCTGCGGGCCGCATAGGCTGCGCCCAGCGCCACGCTGGTATACTGCTTATTGTCCAGCGGCCAGCAGATAAGCTCGGTCAAAGCACATCACTCCTTTTTAAAGGTAAAGTTGTCAAACACAGGGCAAAGGCTGCGCCCGGTGCTTTCGTAGATGATCTTGATGCTGGCCACCCGCGCGGTGGCTTCCAGGCCGATTTCCTCCACCCGCACCGGCACAATATCGCCCAGGGCGTAGTCCTGGCCGTAGATCATCTGGCTGTCGGCGGCGGTGCATTTCAGCTGCCGGGTCCCCAGGTGATTGGCCAGAGCTGCGCGGGCATAGTTCTGCACGGCGGTCTGGTATTCGGTTTCGGTGTAGGTTTTCTCGGTGGTGCTGCCGTCCGCGTTCTGCACGGTGTATTTGTGCTTTACGCTGCTGCCGTCCACCCACAGCTCGTGCCGGGCATTGCCGGCGGCTGTGATGTCCCCTACCTCGCAAAAATACCGGGTAAAGCTGTCCCCCTCGCTGGGTTCCTCGCCGCCGCACAGCACCACATTGGCGTAGTCGCTGGCATCCTCGGTATAGGTTGGGCTGGAAAGGTTCTGCATCCGGGTCGAAAAGTAGCCCATGTACAAATCGCTCCCCGGTGCGCTGCGGTCCTTGCCCTGCAAAAGTTCCAGCGTTTCACTGCCGGTGGCCGGGTCAAAGGCGCAGCGCAGGCCAAACCCGCCGGTCTCGGCCAGCTGGGTCATGGCATCCAGGCAGGTCACCCATTCCAGGTCCACTGCCTCACAGGGGGCAGTAAAATCAGCGGCATCCGGCAAGGCCACTTCCAGCTCGCGCAGGTTGGCACGGCACAGGTCCAGCAGCCCTGCGGCTGCATCGGTCACGGTGGTCTTGCCCTTGGCTATCCGCTGGGCGAACCGCTGCAGGGTAAACTTGCCCCGCACGGTCAGCTTGCGGGCATCGCTGTCCAGTTCCGTGGCTACGATCAGCGCGGCCAGGCCGGGGGTGTCCGGGTTGTACAGCACGGCCCCCTGTACCAGCATGGCGCGGTTGGTGGCGGTAGCGCCGCACACCAGCTTGATCTCGCCCACATCGGCAAAGGCCGGGGCCCACTGCAGGCTGTTACCGCTGTCCACCATGCCTACGCGCTCCCCGTTCTGGTACACATACAGGCGTAAAGCGTCAGACACCGGCCGCCACCCCCTTAGGTGCCGTCACTGTGGCGGTCAGGTTCTCGCGGCCCTCGTCAGCGGTCAGGCGCAGCACATTGTCGCCGGGGTCCAGCGTCATCCACAGGTCGCTGTCGTAGTCCAGCCAACGGAACCCGTTCACCTTAGTACCATCGCTCTGGCGGTAGGTGCAGCCACGGGAACCATCCACCGTGGAGATGATGGCAGATTCCCCGGGCAGCATTTCCTTGTTCAGTTTCAGGTAGCTGCGCTTGCCGTTGTGCCACAGCATCGGGTTCTTCACGCGGGCCGCAGCGGTCAGGGTCAGCACAAACTCGGTCTCGGTGCTGCCGCTGTTCACCACGGTAGTGTACACATCTTTTTTGTATTTGCTGATGTACCAGCTGCCGGCGGTCGAGACAGGGGTCGGGAACCAGCTGCCCTCCAGGCCGCCCAGCATGGTGGCTGCCGTTTCCACGGTGCGCCAGTAGGGGTACGCTGCTTTCAGTTTAAACTGAAAGTTCAAAAGGTGTTCCCCGCCGCTCACATCCGGGGTATGGGCGGGCAGCACATCCAGATACCAGGTGGTATCGCCCACGGTTTTCAGCCAGCGGGCGGCCTCTTTGGGGCGGATGAGCCGCTTCAGCAGCGCCTCGTTGGCATCCAGGTCCCGCAGGATGCTGCCGGTCACGGTCAGGCTGCGGCTGCCTACGGATTGCCCCGTGATGGTCTTGCCGGTCTGCCCGGTGGATTGCTGCTCGGTCATTTCCACGTCCAGGCCGTCATCGCCGGTCAGGTTCGTGATCCAGAGATCGCTGTCCACGGCAAAGCGGATGGTGCTGCCGTCCGCCGCCTGAAAAGCATATACAGGCACGGTCCTTGCCATGCGCACCTCCTTACGGGATAGCCCATTTCAAACGCTGGGCCATGGATTCCGCCTCCCGCGTCAGTTCTGATTCGGACAGGCTGTCGTGAGTGTGGAACTCGTTGTTCAGGTTTACGGTCATACCGCCCGGCTGCCAGGTATCGGTAGTGTTGCCAAAGCGGTTGTTGCTGCGCAGTGTACCGGCCACAGCTACCTGCATCGGCTCGGCCGTCGCGCCCGAAAGCCTCTCCGCCGCATCCTCGACCATCCACAGGTTGTCGGTAATGCCGCGGGAAAGCCCGGCCATAAAGTCAGGCATCCACTGCTCATACATACGCAGCGGGCCGATGTCCGGGCGGGAAAAGTGCATGTAGGAGGCAATCGCCGAGGCTACGTTTTTCACGGCCCCGACTACAGCCCCGATTGAGCCGGTAATGCCCTTGACCAGCCCCATGATCATATCCTTGCCCCAGCCGATAAACTTAGCGGGCAGGCTCTTGATGTAGCTGATGCCGCCCTGCATTACCGAGGTGAAGCCGGATTTCAGTGCGCCGCCCATGCCCTGGATGCCGCTGCCCAGCAGCTTGATGACGCTGCCGCCCAGTTCGATCCAGTTAAAGGCGGTAATGACATTGGCAACCGCCAGCAAAATTTGCGGAATGTTCGCCACCAGCGTGGGCACAGCCTGGATCAGGCCCTGCCCCAGCATGATGATCAGCTGCACCCCCGCTTCCAGCAGCTTGGGCGCGTTGTCGTTCACAATGCCCGCAATGTCGGATATGATGCCCGGTATGTAGGTGATCATCGTCGGCAGGCCGTTGATCAGCCCCTGCGCCATGTTCAAGATGAACTGGATGCCGGTGTCTACCAGCTGCCCCGCATTGGCGCGCAGCCCGCTGGCCAGGTTGGCCGCAATGGGCAGCGCCTGTGCCAGCAATTGCGGGATGCCCGTAACCATTCCTTGCCCCAGCTGGGTCATCAGGTCGATGCCGCTTTGCAGCAGCTGCGGCCCTACGTTGGTGGTCAGGTCGGTGAAAATGCTGCCCAGCCCCTCGGCCAGACCGGCAAAGCCGCCGCTGGTAAAGCCATCCGTAAGGGTCTGCAGGTAGCCGCTGGCCAGGCTCACAGCTGCGCCCAGCTTGCCGCTGACCGAATCAAACAGCGCAATGCCCAGGTTGGCAGCGTTGGTTTTCAGGCTCTCCATCCGGTGGGCCATCGTGTCGGTCATGGTGGTGTAGGCCGTCTCGGTCGCACCGCTGCTGTTCTCCATCTGGGCCAGCACATCGTTGAACTTCTCCGCGCCGGAGTTTGCCAGCGAAAGTGCACCCGTACCGGCTTCCACGCTGGACCACAGCGCCGCAAACTGGGTGGCATCGCCGCCCACGCTGTCATACAGCACCTGCAGCACGTCGCCCAGGCTCTGGCCGCTGTCCATCAGTTCAGCAAAGCCCTGGCCGGTCTCTTTCTGCAGGATCTTGCCCACGGTCGAGCCGGTGTCGCCCAGCTCGTTCAGCATGGACTTGGTATAGGTGGTGGCCTCGGCGGTAGCAAT